AGAGGATGTCCAGTTGGATACCTCCATGTAGTCTGCCTTTACAGTGCTGGCGCTGATATAGTTGGCTTCCACGTTGCTCAGACGGGCTGATACGGCTGACAGATCAGATGTAGTCACATGATCCGCCTCCAGTAATCCTACGCGGCCACTGACGGCATTGAGAGAGTCGATGGTTGCCTTGGTGGCAATCAGGTTGTTTAGTTCCAGTTTGGTAGTATTCAAGGTTTCGATGGTCGCGTACTTGATCACCATCTCATCTGCATTTACAAGCCCGACCAGATCTATCCTCTCAGCCTTGATCAGTGCCTTATCCGGTGTCAGATTTATTTCTGCAATAAGATTATCTTTCGATACCTTTAATTCAACCTCTCCTGCTACCACTTTTATCTCTGTAGATAAGTCATTTTCGATATCTTTCATTTCCAGCCGGGTCTCTTCCACTGTCCGGGTAAGGACATTCGACTTACCCTTCAATTGGATGATGGACTTCATAATGCCATTGACCTGTCCGGTCCTGTATTCCTCGCCCTCCGCCGTATAGCTGTCACGAAGTGCCTGTATGCCTTTTAATGTGCGCTGCAGGATATAGGTATAAATGGTCTCCCGAGTCGTGTGCAACAAGATGCCATCCCCTACCTCCAGGCAGGGATTGCCGCGGGCTTCCACCTGTGCCGGACGGTACCATACGACACCGATTACACTCAGCACATTATCGGCTATAGTTTGCAGTTCTGCCGCAGACTTTCCATACACCAAAAAGTTGTCCTCTATGATGTAACAGTTATTGCCAGTACCGGAGATAGCACCGATGTCGTTCTCTTCCTGCCGAATCTGTAACTTATCAATGTGCTGAACTATGAAATCCTCATACTGGCAGGAGATATAATTGCTCCTGGATACCTCCGCTGTTCCCATCGGATCTGCAGGGTAAAGGTCATCTGCCGGATACAGATCATCCGCGGGGTACAGACCCTCGATCATCTGTTCCAGCACCACATACTGCAGTTTTCCATTTCTACCGATGTGCCCAAAACATCCGTTAATCTCGCAGATGGATTCAATAACCGTTTTCCCCGGGAGCTCTCCCGGATCGATAGTTTTTTCTACCACCATATCATCGTTGACCAGTGTGATTTCTTCTTGTTCCACACCGACATAAGCACAAAAGCTATCTCTGAACTGTCTAAGCGTCATTGGAAATGTCAGGCTGTTATACCACCCAGCTACCTCTGCATTCAGGAGGTCGTACATGGCATCATAGGCCACAATATCCCGATATCTTCTATCTGCCGTAGGTACATCAGAATCCACTTTATAAACTCCCATCATAAAAGGAGCCTCATCGACTCCTTCCAATGTTACTGATACTGATATCTTTTTCCCTGCAAGAGGTACTACCCGTTCCCTGACCCTCAATTTGAAAGTACTCGCCTCACATCTGCCAAAACTTATTTCACTCTCTGAGCATAGTCTCTCTGTGAGTTCTGCGCTTTCACCTTTCCAGTCCTCCTCATTCAGCACACTTCCATCACTACATTCAATCTGCATTTTTTTGGAGACAGATGTGTCATTATAAAAATCTTTATATTTATAATCTATCATTTCCTCTCCCTCTTAATACTCCTGGAACGCAACACGTAATGGCTTATACCATAATTCCATGCCATTCCAACTTTTTGTCTCTACTGTATAATTTGGTACATACATTTCTCCCGATTTATATCCTCCGGTATTTACATCGAAATAAGTTACAATAACCTTTCTTTCCTTCTCCTTTATGTACGCTTTTTCCATTGCTTGTAGAAATTCTGTCATTTCCCATGCTTCCAGTGGAATCGTATTGAACTCAATTTTTGTTGTATAATGATCTGCAACTTCCCGGTATAAAATATTCAAACCATTTCTGTCAGAGTCCAGATCTGCACGCTGATCCGGACTCACCTTATAGGTCTCAATATCTACATACTTTGAAATATCAGTATCTCCCACTTTTAATAACCATGCCTGAAATGCCATCCTGCTGTCTCCTTATACATCCAGCAACAGGTAATTTCCAGTTGCCTTAAAGTACTCCCTGTTTATCTTTTTCAGTAGTTCCGCAAATTTTACACCATTGATTTCTATCGTATTGCCTGACGCCAATATTCTGATGATAGTCTCCAGCAATGTAATGATCTTATCCAGCTTTTCCGCAGATATGGATCCTCCCGATCCCGCTGCCGCCTGTGCTGCGCTTAGTGCCATTTTCTGTAACTTATCTTCCGGTGATACAATTTCTCCCTGATGTCGGTTATCACCGATCATGGCAAGCTGAGGTGTGTTTGCCTTGACATATCCACCATTCCACAGTTTTGGAATTTGCGGAGGATCACTCGGCATCTCAAACCCCCAGTCTTTTCCTACCAGATCTCCTGCCTTTTTTGCGACGCTTCCGATTCCATTTACCACATTGCGTAGTGTAGAATATATCAGTGAAATCATTGCATTCACACCGTCAATGATCAGATTACATACTCCCTTGATAGATCCCCATATTGCCTGCCAGATTCCATCCGTAATTTTCTGTAAGCTTTCCCATGCCTTTTTCCAGTTGCCTGTAAACACTCCGGTGAGGAAGTCCAACAGTCCCCCTAATATTTTCATAGCTCCGGATATAAGGTCTGACACGGTGGCGAATACAGTACACATGATGTTTATCACAATGTCTGCCACCTGCTTGATTGTAGGTGCCAGATACCCGATAATTGGTTTAATTACTGTGCTCCATGTAGCTGCAAGAAAATCTCCTACTGAACTAATCAGTTCAAGAATGTTATCCCATAGTGGTCTGAGGTTTTCTTCCCATAGTTCTTGCAACGCTTCCTTGGCATGATTCAGTACTGGCATCACAATATCATTCCACAGTTCTAAAACCGTCTTCTTGATATCATTCCAGGCATCAACTATGTTGCCGAAAGCACTGCTGCCGTTGGAATCCCACCATTCTGTAAGTGAATTTCCTAAATCTCCTACAATCTGACCGACCAGTGATGCGCATTCGCCACCAAATTCAAACAATTCTGTCAGTGTACCTTCCAGCAGTTCCTGGTTATCCTGCATCCACTGTGACGTGTGCTCTGTAGCTATATCAAATCCGCTTGCAAGGATCGTCCCTAGGGACATACCGAAATCATTATAACCTGTCAGAATATCTTCTAGTCCCTTTGTGATTTCCGGTCTTGCCTTATCCAGTGCCCCCAGCAGGTTATTGTAGGTCTGCTCATTAATCTCTGTGAGATTGATGAACCCGTTTGCTATAGATTGGCTGACATCCTCGCTCCAGGATTGTATTTTACTGCTGTTCTTTTCCAGATAACCAGCAATTCCATCCAGTCCAATATCTACCAACTTAACTGTAACAGCGATCTTATTTCCTATCCTGTTCCCCATGTATCCACCCAATGGATCTATGATGGTTTCAAGATTTTTAACTGCTGTCTTTGCCAGAGGCTGTAATTGTGTCGTTACTCTGGTAAAATTCTTTTTCAGACCGGCAAAATCAATCTTCTTTAGTCCATTATTGAGCTGATCAATAAATGTCCTGACACTCGGAATCTTTTTGAATGCATCGGAAAATTTCTGCGTGATTTTATCAGCACTTTCTTCCGCTGTCTTAGTTGCGGTCTGCAGTCCTGCAATGTCTATTCCAGATGTTTCTCCTGCTGCCGCAGATGTATCAGTTTTCTGGGACAGTAAATCCAATTCATCTGAGGACAGTAATCCTCCCAATTTCTTTGCTGCCTTCCCGGCGGCATTGATATTTTCACTGACACCTGCCGAAGCAGCCTCTGCTGCTTGCATTCCCGAAGCAACATTATCCGCCTTTTTCCCTGTAAATTTCTCTGTAAAAGCCTTAAATACATTCGCAAGCTGCACCAGTTTCCCCATCAATGTATTGATCACCTTGATAGCCGGTGTCAATACATTGATCAGTCCCTGACCGATTGCCGCCATAAAAGACTCCGTCTGTAATTTCAGGATCCTTACCTGGTTAGCCCAGCCGTCAGAAGTCCGCATAAAGTCCCCGGATGCCGTCGCAAGTTTACTTTGCACGAAAGAGTACCGTAGTGCGACCTTCTCCGCCTCTGACATTGCTGCTGTGGTCTTACCATAGCCATTTGCCATTGCATAAGCGTCCAGGGCCGTCTGCGTCATGACGACGCCTAAATCCTTAAGGCTCTCTGTTTCACCTGTGAATACTGATTTCAGCTTGGTGTATGCTTCATCCTGTGTAATGTTATAAAAGGATGCTACATCTCCTGCCAGTCCAGTCAGCGTGGTAGACATATCGTATGCCTGCTGTTCACCAAATCCGAATGCCTTTGCCATAGCTCCGAAGGTACCTGTATACTTCTTTGCCATTGTTTCGGATAAGCCAAACGCTGTTGAGGCATTCTGTGCAAACTTATCTACCTGCTTTGACATTGCAGGAAAAGTCACATCTACAACGTTCTGCACCTCGCTCAGATCTGATCCCAGTTCGATACACTTTGCGCTGAAATCTACGAGTTTCTTTACAGCAAAAGCGGCAGCCAGTTTCTTGCTAACTTTCGTGGCAAGGTTCTGGATGCCGCTCATCTGCTTATTAAAATCTTTTTTATTTACAACAAGATCGAGTCCGATCTGTCCAACGCTTGTAGCTTCACTCATAACCAGCCTGCCTTCTAAGACAGGCACATCGGCACAGCGTCTTATAACTTCAACTCAAAAATCTTTTTACAGTCCTTATTTTTACATCGGAAATAAATTCCCCTGCAATGTGCATCTTCCGTCTGCATTGCATTCACCGGATGCCCACAGTAAGGACACACTACTTTTTTCTTATCTACTTTTTCAATGTATATCGCCCCCTGCCAGAGAAATGAACGCATTCTTCAGTTGATCAAGTACTGCTGCCATATTATCAGGTGCTACCTTTTTTGCTCTGTTTGCACGCCATTCATTCCTGATTCTGTGTTGTTCCGGAGTAAAATGGTCTAAAATATCCTTATCCTCCTCGGCCCTGATTGCTACGATCCGTCCCAGCGGTGTCTCCGGTCCGATTCCAATAAGAAGATCCCTAAACTCATCCCACTTCATGGTATCAATTTCTTTTGACAGCCGAATCCCGTACTGCGCCTGGAAGGATGATACGATCAGACTGTAATCTCCGATCAGATCATAGTACGGGTCACTGCTCTCCCGGCTCTTCGTCTCCCGTGATCATGTCTACTGCTGCCATGATGATTGTCTGGAAATCCTTGAACTGGAGATTCAGTTTATCGATCTTTTTCCGATCCTTCTCATTAAAAATCAGTTCATATACCGCCAACACTTCTTTAGCTGATGTACCCTTCGAAAAAATACCCATGATCTTCAGCACAGTGGCTGCATCGGAATTTACTTCTACGGTAACATCCTTAATCTTCAATACCGGGTTCTCGTCAAAACTCAGCTTTTCTGTAATATCTACGATTTTCTTTGCCATAATAGCCTCCTGTTTTTATGCTGCGGGAGTAATCTCAGGTTTTCCATTGCTCATAATATCGAATTCCAACGGTGCCACAGCTGTAGAGTCTCCTGCTCCAATGTTCTTTACGTTCACGACTGCTCCGGCAAACAGCACCACGGTTCCGTCGGGGAATGTCCACTGGACATCTTTCTCTGCAGAGCGGCCGTTTACCCACGCAAGTGCTGCTACAGCATCATTACCGGCATCTCCTACGTTACGTTTCGCAGTTACGGATATGGTAACTCCCTTACTGGTAAGCAGGCGTCTCACCCATCCTTTTTCTGTAAACGGATGCCATTCCTCTACTCCATTATCGAAAGATACACTGAATGTCTCGCAGTCCGCAATATCAACCATTTTCTTTTCTACACCGCTTGCTGCCGCATTGATCTGGAACTGGTTTTCATAGCATGGATATACTCCTGTAATAGGTGTGCTCATTCTTTTTCACCTTTTCCTTTCTCATAAATAACAGCCATCTCTATGACCCATTCGCAGATACCGGCATCATCTTTTCCGACATCCTGTGGTTCATAAAGAGGCTGTATAAATTTTATCAACTGATCGTTGACCGTTACATTTCTTGCAGCCTTCACCGCATCAAATGCTGTCATGGCTGCCTTTTCTGATTCTCTCGGCGAATTATTCCAGTGAATCAACAGGGTGACATATTTTGTCCCGTAAGATGCAAGCTGTGGTCCTCCTAATGCTGTCTTATACTCCTGCTGATGTTTGCTGTTATAAACACCGATGGACTTCTCCTGCTTGTCCGGCAGGCTTCCCATATATACATGGTCTGCCAGTTCAAGGGATTCCACATAATCCCGCACATCCGATAACATCATAATCCGGCAATCCTCCTGTATATTTGTTTGTATGCTTTCTGGCAGTACTCTGATTTTTTCCCAGAGATCCAGTCCTCATACCATTCGCCTCTTGCATTCGGGTTCTCCGTCTTCTGGAAATGATATTCCGGGTGGAAATAAAGCCGTCTTGCATAGGGTGTGCTGGATATGATACTGACTTTTCCCTGGCTGCTCTCCGAATAATCAACAAAAGTGCTCTCGTTTTGCAGATTGCCGGTATCCCTTGGGAACACCTGTGCCTGCACTACATTGGTATGCAACGCCTCAGCGGTCTGCTCTAAAGCCACCACCTGTGCTCTTGTGAGCTGTTGAATCTTCGGAAAATTCAGTTTTACTGTAGAATTTACACTGATCATATCAGCAGCACCTCCGTATAGTTGACTGTTCCATCCGGGTTTCTCGCCTTACGGCCCTCAAGAATCCTGCGTTTTGCACCGAATATCACCGCACTGCCTCCTGATATGACCGTAAGCTCCGGGCATATATCTCCGGGAAACAATGCTGTCCCTGTAATCTCTATGAGTTTCTTCTCCGATGTCAGCACAGTCTTGGCTTTATCCTGATAGTTACATTTTCCAGAATATTCCACCGGCTTCAATGGCTCCCCGTATTTGTTCAGTCCTTCCTGATCTATCGCAACGGAGATATCTGTCTTGCATAATCTTTTGGGCACCAGACACGGATATTTCATGGAATCACCTCGCAATTCTGCAACACAGACCCGTCTGCATCAGCAACGAATAGACATCCCGCTTCATGGCAATACCTTTTTCCATGAAAACATTCCAGGAACTTCCGAACTGTGCGGATACTCCATTTATGCTATAGCTGGATAAAATCGTATTGATTTCATCTGCATTCTCATATTCGAAATCTGCCTGCAGGCAGACAACTTCTTTTATCGTCTCCTGTTGAAAAGCTGTCAGATGATCGAATCCTGCAGCCACAATCCGGTTAAATGTCAGGCTGTCAATATGTCGGCATGCCTGACGGAGTGCCTTTTCAAGCTCTTCGTCAGGAATCACGCTGCCATTATAGATCTCTGTGTACTCTTCTTTTCTTACATAAGGTTTATAGGACATATGCCCTCCTTACTCCCCGGTGTACTCCGTGGTATCCACATCTACATAGACGCTATCCACTTTACCGTCACGACCATTCGGGAATACAAAAGTGTCAGACAGAGATCTGTTCTGGTACAGGTATCCGTCTCCTTCGGTATGTGTTCCGGGATTGAAATAATAGATAGAAGCGATCTTGGGAACCGTCTTACAGGTCTGTCCGCATGCCACCAGTACATTGATCTTATGAGCTCCGGTTACAGCAGCAACGTGGTTACTGGTGTCCTCGGCCACCTTTTTCAACGGAGCAAATCCACCCTCAGCAGGCTCCCAGTCGAAAGCATCATAGAAACGCTCATCGTCGATAACTTCCATGATGGGTACACCATCGATTTCCGTTACTCTTGTCTCGATGCCGATACCACCCTCAGCAATCTGTGTAAGTTCAATTTTACGGGTAAACTCAGTGGACTGCTCCAGTGCATCCATAATAGTACTGGCCACATACATAAGCAGGCTGCCATTTGCCTTATACCGTCTCAACTTTCCTTTCGCAAGGATGTCCTTCAGCATTCCGAATACCTTTGCCTTAGTATAAGCAGAAATAGCGGTCTGGCTGTGATATCCCTCTGTCTTCTGTGCCACCTGTGCCACACGGGAGAAGAACAGGGCATCTGTCTCAGGCACTACCTGAGTCTGTTCGAAGGTTCTGGAGATATTCTGCATGGATGCAGTTGCGTTGGTCTCATCCACATCTGCCTTGTCTACCAGGAACTGAACGTCTCTGTCATGGGTTACTGTAAACGGAACATCTGTCTGATCGAAGGATCCCATGTTCCAACCACCGGTTCTCTTGTGATTCTTATAACCAGTGGTGCTCATCTGTGTAAAGTGGAATGTCTTCGCATCCAGCCATCTTACATTAGATGTAATGAAGGGAGAGGTTAACGCTCCCTGCATCAGAATCTGCAGGAGTTCAGGACTCCACTGCTGTGCATAGTTTAAATTAGGCATATCTTATACCTTCCTTTCCTTAGTTCCACCGATTCCATCTTTTGGTCGGTGTCTGTTGCTGTTGTACGGTTGCCTGCTGTGTATGCTGCGAAGGATCTCCGCCTGTCCCTACATGAAGGAAACCTGTAGTATCTGTCTCCTGCGGCTTTAATGCAGGAATATCCTCCAACACCTTATTCAGGGCTTCCGTAAGTTTCTCATTGCTGATCTTTCCATCCTGTCCTACTGTCTGGCTGAAATCTGCCATCTTCAGTACATAGGGAATGGATGTTACGCTGATTCCCAGTCCGACTGCTGCCATCGTCGCTGCCTGCTGGATCTGTGCCTGTCTTGCCTCAGCTGCTGCGGTTGCAGCCTGCTGTTGCAATGCTTCCACATTCGGCTGATTTGCCGCCTTCTGTTCCTTGAAGGTTGCTATAGCCTGTTCCACCTCCTGTTGGGAAAGTCCCTGCTGCTTGAAATAGGCTTTCAATGCCGTATCCTCTTTTGCCGCAAGCGTTCCATCCAACATCTGCTGGATTTTCCCATAGTCAATCTGCGGTGTTGCATTCTGCTGTGACTGCTGATCAGTCTGTTCTCCTGCCGGTGCTCCGCCCTGGCTTCCATCGGGGTCTAAGAATCTTCTTACTGTCTTGTAAAACATAACGTGCTCCTTTCCATTTTGAGGGTGTCACCCTTACTGCGATCCATTGTCTTCGGTGTCTCCGGTCACGCTGCAGTTTATTGCCTTGCTCGTGTTTGGGCATAAAAAAACACGCCATGAAGCGTGTTGATTCCAGATTATTTGTTGCACCGGTGCAATTTTCTTTTTTCGAGATAAAAATACCACCAATCTACTGACCGGTGGCTTCATGTTCTTTTACCATTCTTCGCAAACGTTCTTTATAATCCTCATAGCTTTTATCTTTTCCGATGATGTATGCGGCATCTCCCATTTTTTCGGAGAAGGATAATACTTTCCTGCGCAACTCCTGCAGTTCCTCATCGTTTTTCATTTTTTCAACAAATTCTTTTTTGAACATAATTACCTCTTTAGCACTTTCATAAATGCTTCATATAGCTCTGGCAATTCACTTTTTATGAATTCTACAGTTATATCATCCGACTGATACAATGCAGCATATATATCCGCAAATATCTCCGACTCCGCATATCCGGGTTTACCTATGTATTGTGATTCATGTCTGTATACTCCTGTAATCACATTGTCTGTTATGCATGACATTATATCACTGATGAAGTAATTGTACTCTAAATCACCATTTACAGCAAGTCTCCGTTGATACTTCTCCTTTTTTTGCAATATTTTGTTTTCTGTATTTTTTATTGCCTCTGCGAATTCAGCATACATGGGACTGCCATACTCATTATGATCAATTCTATGGGCTATTTCATGCGCCAGCACATGCTTGTAGTTCTCCTCTTCATACTGCGGATGTCTCGGATTGATAATTATCAAATCATTATCAAGATCATACGAAAATGCATATTCTGACAGTTCATCTATCTTGATGCACTCATCTCTTGTGTACTGATCCACTAAATCGATCATGATCTGCGGAGTATCCGATCTCGGCACTTTCACCTCATCAGGAACTTTATACCGGTCTTCCGTTTCCTGACTCCATTCTTTTTCCTTCGCACGGTACTTGCTTTTATTCTCCGGATCCAGTGAAAATGATGCTAATCTATGGAATTTTTTCTCCTGTCTCTCTGCATATTGCTGTCTTGCTTCTTTCCTGTTCTGTTCTTCGATATTTTCTATGTCTTTTTTACTGTATTCATTATCCAAATCCTCCAGTTCTGGAAAATAGGTAGTGTGGCTGTCTCTGCATCTAGGGTGGTATAGTCCTGCTGCTATTGCCGCGCTCATCAGGGGATATGGTCCATCCTTGGCGCTTCCACCGCTCCATACATCATCGATCAGTATCTTACCAACAAACGGTAAACACTTGGGGCAGGGATTTCCACGCTTATTCATGATCACCGTGGATATCCCCCATTCCTGCCTTTTCTGCCCTTCCCCCTGCAGGTATGCACGCTTACTGGCTGTCCGTATTGCCATGTCCGCATAGTCTGCCAATGTGTGTCTGGATCCATTGGTATATTCCACACAGTTAAGACCAGCGGCAATGAAATCCTTTGTGGCCATGTCTACCGCCTTCTCATAAGTCCCTGCTCCACTGTTGGCATATACCTGAGCATTAAAAATAATCTTACGATATTGGTCATTTGCCATGCGCAGGACGGCTGTCTCAGCCTTTTCCATGTCTGATGTGGTCGCCCGGATCAGCGCCTCCAGCTTCCTCTGGTTCAACCGGAAGAATGCCGCCGATGCTCCCGGACTTACTCTTCTTGCTGGGAAACCTTTCTTTATAGCCTCCAGTATGGCTATCTCCTGCTCCATATCTCCTTCATCCCTGGCAGTACTGATCAGCGCTTCGATCCGGTTATTAATGTCTTTAAATTTTGTACCAAATCGTTCCTGATTCTCTTTTCTGTACTTTTCCAACGACCGGAGCTGCTCTGTCTGCCACATGGACCACTGCTTATCTTCATCGATTTCCTCAATCTTATGTCTTCGCATATTCCGGATCATGGAAGCAATGAGTTCATTCTCAATAGCTTCGAATGCTGCTCCGATATCATATTCTGAATTTATCTTAGGCATCTAATCACCTGCCGTTTGCATATACCTTGAATCCCTGGCTTTTAAACTGTCTGGTCAATGTCTTGATCTGCGTGACGCTGGTACAATGATCACATCGGAGTTCCGCATAATTACCTTTTTCCACTGCATAGATTCCTTTCGGTACCTGCTCACTGGCCACCTTCAGAAGCCCCTGGTACTCCTCCCGGTTCATCCGGTATGTTTTTTTCGCTACTTTTACTTCCATCACTACCTCCAGTAAATCCGTTTATCCTGAATTCTCCTGCATCCGTTCTGATCTCCGGCTCCGGAATGCTCTGAATCCCCTGCTCTGCCTTGAGCCTTGCGATTTCTTCTCGTTTGCAATCATCGTCCAGACTGTCACCGTATAGTTCCTCCACACAGCGCTCAATGCTCATGATTCCGCTCTGCTTTGCCTTACCAACTGTTTCCACCTGAGATTCAAATGAAGGATTGGCATATTCTCCAAATGGGAGATTTACCTCTACACTTTCCACTGCCTCATTCTTCATCAGGTGATATGCGTTGATACACATGGATACTACCTGTGGCAATACTGTCTGAAGAGTTTCCACGATAATGTTTCTTGTGTACAGCGTTGTTTTTTCCTTTTCACGCTGCGCTTCTGCATTATCCAGTTTTTTTACATCAATCCCCAGTGTAGAAGGACTGATGATCCCCTGCAGGCAAAGGTCCAGTGCCGTACAGTAGGAAGCCTGATAGCTGTCATGAGGAATGCTCGGCTGGTCTGTACTGATTACGTTTTTCTGCCCTTCGCGCTGGTCTCCTTCTGCTGCAAAATATCTGTTATCGAACGGATTCGGTGTTATCGCAGCTCCTGTTTCCGGATCCCTCGGAACCAGACAGTCCGGAATATATGTTTTGGCTCTTCCTGCTCTCAGCGCATCCATCCACTGGCTCCATACTTCATCCAGCGCATCATAGTTGTCCACCTTTCCGTCAAAGATACTTCCGCCACGTCCTTCATATTTTGCCGACTTATAGAACATCATAGGCACCGCCAGCATAACGCTTTTATCGAAGGTCACATCTTCCAGTGAATTGGTTATCTGTAGTGTAGTCAGCGGAACCTGTCTGTTATCCAGATACAGTTCGTTCTTTACATACCCATATCCATATACCTCATTGAGCACATATGTCTTTCCTCCTCCGCTGTATGGTGTCTTAAATATCACTTCCCGGACCTTGTCCTTTTTCCGTATGATTTCGACACGATCCCCGGCATACCATTCTAAAATCGGATACTCACTGACTTCTGTATCAATGGACACTTTAAAAGCCCCGTCTCCGATATACAGTGCTTCTTTGATTGCATCCTCTACCTTATCGGCAAAGTTATTATTCTCAGGCTTTGCAATGTCTTTCCATATCTGTTTCTGCATTTCGTTCTCTGAGGAAAATTCAAATTCCCCCATATCTGGAAGGACTACTGCTGCCAGAGTTCTCACCGTAAGCTCCGGAACACCTGTGTGGATCTTGCGCATTTCCATCCCCGGTGTACTCTTGCTGGACCAGAATTTATATTTATCTGCATATTCCGCATTCTGCTCATAGAACTGCTCCAGTTCGTTGCTGTCACCACGATACCAGATGCGGTTTCGGATCGCATTCCCCTCGAAGTCCATCATCTCATTGATATTGAACACATAAGGATTCGCCGGAGAAACATTCAGCCAGCTCCGTATACCTCTTTTGATATTCTCATTTATCTTTTCCATCAGGTTCACCTCTGTTTATCCTCCTCGAATCCAATCATATTCCGGTATGGAATCCATCCGTACTGGTTTGCATTGATCGTATGGTCGTTCTTATCCTCCGGTACCGGGACATCCTCTTCCTCGTCCCATGAATAGCGTTCCAATTCTGAGATATGGTTTGTGCAATCCTCAACTACCAGATAGCAGTCCTGCTGGATCCATCCCAGCTGTAAATTGATACGATCCAGTATTGTTACCTTTTTGTAGGACTCAATGAAATTGTAAAGGCACCCATGCAGGCGCTTATACTTCCGAAGTTCTGTTATTGTCGCCGCATCCGCGCAGTCAACAAAGGATTCTTTTGCAAATCCCCATTCCGATCTGCATCTATCCAGAAAAGCTATAAACTTTACCGTTGTGTCAGATGGTGCCAACGGCACACTGAGATCAGCATTGCTATACACCATTTCAGCCAGTGTGATCAGCTTGCGGTCATCCGTAATGCCCTGGAAGATCATTGCAATGGTATCCGGAGATTTTGAGGAATATGATGTATCCAGTCCGGCCGTAAACTTCCTGAAACGGATCTTCCCATCTGCAATCTGTTTCTTCACCCATGCAGCAGTAACAACATGTTTCTTTCTGACAAAGTTGGAGAATACCAACCCTGTCGCTTTTCCGCGGAGACCCTGGATCTTATTTTTCCAGATCTTTGTTCCCTTCGGTGTGTTTTGCAGGATCATCTGCAGTTTATCCGGTGGAAGGCCTGCATTGTCTTTAAAAGAAAAGAACCAATGGATCCATCCGTCCTTTGGCTCTTCTTTCAGTTCCTCTATGATTTCCTGTGGTGTCTCATCCTTCCATTCCGGAAGAGGACGTGCACAGTTGATATATTCTTTGTACACCGGCAGTCCCGGATCGTCTGGGTTTAGTGTTGCCATCAGATAATCACATCTCATGGATGCTTCTCTGACAAAATCTATGTCTGCGGTATTTACTTCATCTATGTACAGACAGCCATATTGTCCACCCAGGGCCTTCTTCCACTTTCTCTTGTTACCGTAGCCCAGCACATAAATGACTTTATCTCCCCTGCCAGTATGCAGAATCAGATGTGGAATCTTATCGTCTTTGGTTCCACTGCCGTTATATTCCACCAGAATGCCAAAATTATCCAGTATACCAAGGTCTTTGTTGATGATGTTCTTCTCAGCAGTTCCGGTGTCATCCGCAGCAATGATGTGAAGCTTCTTGGGACTTTCCGCTACTTTAAGCATAAACTTGAAGATTCCTACCGTTGTTTTACCTGCCGCCGTGGTTCCTTCCAGAAATTCCACCGGAGCATCACATTTCAGGAATGCTTTGTATTTCTCTGACAACAGGAGCTTACTTGCGCTCATTACCCATCACCACGCATCTGTCTGATCAGGTCATCCAGTTTACTCTGTTCGGACTTGAGTTCTCCGGAGATCTGGACATCCTGTTTATCTCTCCATTTATCTGGTTTTCGGTTCTTCAACCAGAATATCTGGGCTGTGGTATCCGGCTCTACTTCTTTTACTTTTCGTTCCACAAGCATTTCTTTTGTTTTGGGAAACTTCTCTCTTACAAGCATCAGCTCATCATCTGTTGCCTCCGGATGCTCCAGTTTGTAGCGATTCATATATTCAAATAGCTTTTGACTATATTCTTCCTGCTCCATCGGAACGCTTACATATTTGTCTTCTGTATACCGATATCCCAGTGCCCTTTTCAAGAGCGCATTTTCTACTTGCAGGTCCACAACTTCCTTTCCCCTTTTTAGGGTGTCCGAAATGTCCGGATACAATTTTTTCCATTCATTTAATGTAGACCTGGAGATTCCCATATTACCAGCGATCTGCTCTTCTGTTAGTCCATCCCTTGTCCATCCTTCCAGCTTTAGTAAGCCTTCCGGTGTCAGCCAATATTTATATTTGCCCTTTGCCATCTGCTCACCATCTCTCTAAAGTTGCACCGGTGCAACTCCACGAAAAAAGGCAACGCAGCTATCTGCATTGCCCTGTCACTAATTTATCACGATACTATATTATCACATTTGACATGCGAAATCATGCCATCTTTTACTTTAACTCCCCAATATACCTTCCAATCTGTTCTATAGTCTTAAAAACTATCCTCTTCATTTGTCTCTCACTGTACGAGGCACCACCGATTTTTAGGTAGGGAATCGGTGCTCTGAGACCTTTACTCCAGTACCTGATCCGGATTACCTTCTGTTCTTCTGGTCGAAGAGAATTATATACAAATTCCACTGCCTCAATCTCTTTCTTGATCCGTTCATGGTATACGGATGTCATCTTCAGGGCTTTTGCCTCTGTGACAGACTGTGCCTTGTCTCTTTCCTTGGCAGGATCCGACGGACGACTGCTGCCTCCCGCCGGTGATGCCATAATGTCCGATATGTACTCCTCATATTCTTTCTTTCGTTGGGGATACCTTAATAATATAGTTTCGATAATCCTCCAGCTTGCTCTGTTAATTCTTTGCATCGATGCTTTCTCCTTTCTGTTGCACCGGTGCAACTTCCGGTGCTGTTACTATGCTACTCTGTTATACTTGTGCTGCATCTCTTCGATGTCATCTATCAGGTAATACTGGACCGTCATGTCAGGCTTTGCATGACCCAGCAATTTACTCACCAGCAATACATCACCCGTCTTGCGGTATAATACGCTTGCAAATGTCTTGCGGTACACATGCACGGTTGCTGTTATCCTGGTTACTCCTCCCCGGACAGCCATTTCTTTAGCCAGCTTTTCGATGCCATACTCTTTCATTCTGTTATGCGGTGCCCGATCTGCCAAAAACAGCGGATCTGTCCCAGGCCTGTCCCCGATATAATTTCTTAATGCCATCACCGCTACTGGCGTAAGCATTCCGGTGCGGTAGGTATCCGTTTTTTCTGCGTAAATTGATACCTGCTTATTTGTCAGATCAATATCTGACACATTGAGGTAAGAGATTTCACCTACACGCATGCCGGTACAAATCATCAATTCAAACAATGCCTTTTCCTTTGGCGTTTGCAGCGCATAGCGGATAGTTTCAACTTCCTCATCTGTCAATCGTACCTTCTTTTTCTTGATCTGCTTGACCTTGTCTACTCCATCAACAATATTATTTTGGATATGTCGCTTCTTAAATGCCCAGCTGAAGAACGTGCAGAGATACCGGTATATTGTGGATTTATAATTGTGGCTGATGTGATCACGATAGGACCTTATAGCAAGATAATCTGTGATATCCTGCGCTGTCACATATTTATAATTTTTATTCACAAAGTCAAAGAATTTCTTTATGATTCCAATATAACTCCTGATAGTTCCGGCATGGAGTCCTGCTGCCACGCTGTCTACACAATACCTTTGCATTAACCACTCATTGTCATGCTCCATAGTCATAGGCAGCTGTTTGATCTCTGCCAGCTCAAAATCCTGCAACTTTACATAAAGCGTAATCTTCATCCGGTCGATCTGTTCCCTGGTCATGCTGTCACGTAATTCATAAGCTACGTCGTTGATTAAATCATTTTTAGTCATATGCGCACCTCATTTTCTCGTTGCCTAAGAAACATCCGTGTGATATGATGATCTTAAGCAGTTGAGCGGTACAGTCTACTTTGGTCGGTGGTTGTACCGCTATTATTATGTGATTGTTTGCAGTCCTTCTGCAGCTGGAATTTCAAACGGTGTATTATGTACTTATTACACTTTTACAAAATTTTCTTTTCTATCACTCCTTTCATCTTCCTAGAAAATCCCGGGAATGCCGCACAGATATGTACGACACTCCCAGATCTACCGTAGTACATACTGTACTACATTCCGAAATACTTCCGAAACCAGAAACAGTCATTCCAGTTATGTAGCCTCTCGCAAACAGAATCATTAGTATCAGCGTAATTTTTCACTGTTACTCCCTCAGCACATTCAGATTCATAGTAATCCGCTTCGCGCTCGTAGCTGTCCAGGTCTACATTACTCTCGTCGTAATTCGGATCCAGATCGTAATCATCATAATTGTTGTGTCTTCTCATTTGCATTTCCTCCCATAGGTTTTCATATTTTTGCAAGACGTATTTGTCTTACATATGGATATGTCAAAAAAAACCGTAAAGAAAAGCATTTTTTGAGAAATATTTTTATTTTTTCAATTTTTTCGTATTTTTCTTACATAAATATTGTTTAAGCTATATTTCAAAATCCATGCATAAATACTTGCCATTGTCCATCTTCCAATAATACTGTCCTATGTACCAGTCCTCGCCCAAAATTGACTGCTTACAATATTCCCCCTCTTCAATCTGTTCTTCTCCTTTCGGTTCATCAACCACATAAGCGTTTTTTATATCGCATCCATAAGCATCTACATTCTCCTGGAACCAACCAGCTATCTCTTCATCAAGCTGATTTCTCTGTTCTATTTTTTCTCTTATTTCTCTTGGAATTATCATGTTTCTCCTTTCTACTGTAAATTTCAGTTTTGTTGTGTAATAATACGTAACGTTACACAGGTAAATAACTTTCCAGCGCCTGTCGGATCACCCAAGAGATAGGTCTGTCCTGCTGCCGGCAGTAATCCATCAGTCTCTCGTACTGCTCCGGATCCATGCTGATATCCTTCCGGATGTTCTTCTTACCTTCTTTTTTCGGTCTTGCCATAGGCCTATCTCCTTTCGTTACACAATTTTTCCGATATTTCAGTTTACATGATTAACGATATCTGTCCGTTTTCAACTTCATAATTCATCCACAGTGTTTCCGTCCTTGCACGTCCTCCCTCTGCTCTGGTATTCTTCTGAACCTTATTCCATCCCTGAAGTACATCGTTATACATATCATTATCATATCCTGATAGAAGAATTTTTCCCGGATGTTTAACCAGCACGTTTAACAATTTTTCATGATCTGCATCCTTCATTTCATGTTTATAAAGATAATTTTTCCGAGTTCCGTGTAAATACGGCGGATCTGCATAAATAAAAACATCTTCCGTATCATATCTTTTTATCAATTCTAAGGCCGGTAAATTCTCAATCTGAACTCCCTTTAGCCTCTCAGTAGCCAGTTTCATTATTTCAGGAAGTTCGCCCCACGCTCTGGCCGGATTTGGAGAATTAGTCTGTTGGCCTGATTTAAAGCCATTCTGGTACAAATTCCCGCACCCAAATCCCATCCAGCATTTAACAGCAAATCGTCTCGCTCTCTCTAAATCATCATAAGATGGTTCATAAGCTGCCTTATACTCTGACCTAGAAAATGGTGTAAATTCTATCGCGCGTTCCAGTTCGTCACTTCGATCTCTCAATATGCGGAAGAAATTTACTATTTCTTCATCGATGTCATTAACTGTCTCAATGTGACTGCGCTGCTTATTAAAAAACACCGCCAAGCTACCAGCAAAAGGTTCTACGTAAACATCATGCTTCGGTATGTATTCGCATATCCAAGATGCAAGACGATTCTTCGCTCCTGGATATTTTAAAACACTTTTCACTCGTTCACCTTCCTCCACTAAATCCCAAAACTACCATCCCATATCATTTCTATCGCCGATGGCATTGGGATCTATCATGTATGACATATTTAACTTTGCTTCCGCAAGTTCCTTCTTTAATTCCTTCACCTGCTTTTTTAATGCTGCATTTTCATCCATAATTTTCATGATTTTGCAATCTTTCTTCTGATCACACTTGTTGCGCACAGAATAGTTATCACACATCTGACAGATCTCTGTCTTACTCATATTCTCTACCTCCACTAAATCCTAAATGATTTTCATTTTGCGCCGGAGATGCGCTGCCCAGTACTCCGTTATCTTGTACTTAGGGCACTCGTCTCGCCACATCACACGTCTGTCGCTTTTGCCGTCATAGTAAATGCACTCATCACAGGTAAAACACGGCTCGTCCATCTCTCCAGTGCAATGATCAAAACATTCAACGCTATTTGCACAGTGCTCACAAATACATCCACGGCACAACTTTTCTACCTCCACTAAATTCTAAGTTATTTCCGTTTGTATCTACAATTCAGTTCTCTTCCTCCTGGTGTATAATGTCGAACTTTATTTCTGTCCTTGTAAATTCCAGTACAAAAATATCCGGTGCATATGCAAAAATTTTCTATATCCCCATATCTATTATTTTTTGGTGTTTGCATCAACCACTGACAGTTAGCACAACATTCTACATCATTATTCATTGCAGGATGCAAGGAAGCTTTTTTTCTTATTACAGTTCAGCCTTGATCATCAATTTTTAATTCTCCATTTTTAAACTTGATTAAGAGTTGCTTGATGATAGATTCCATTTCATCCACACTGGTTCCTTGATCAAAATAGTTCTCCAAATCTTTCGTTTTAAAGGTAACCTTTGTCTTTGGTTTTTCTTTTGGTGGTTCAATTAAAAGTGAGACTACTTTTTCATAAGATAGTGGCTGCTGTTCCGCCGTTTCCCGGATGATTTTGGCTTGTACCAGGTTAGGAATATGATGAAAGTTACTGATATATTCATATAAAGATACCTGGCTCTCCGGATCCAGAAACGCAAGCTCTGTTCCAATTTGAACAGTAAGCTTTCCTGTATCAATAAGTGCCAGAAAATCATCTGACAGATAGGAAAGCCTAACAAATCTTTGTACCTGACGTTTAGAGTCTTTTCCGGCTCCAACTGTCTCTGCTGTATCTGTTCGATTCTTTCCAAGCTTCTTTTCTTCATCAAGACACATTCTATAAGCCTTTGCTTTTTCGCTCGGCAGGATCTCGTCTCTACCGGATATATTACTATGTGTCATAAGCTTAGTCGCTGTATAATCATCTACTGACACAACTACAATAGGTATAGTCTTCAAACCAACGATACGTGCAGCTTCGGTCCTACAATGTCCTGAAATAATCTCATATTTACCATCAGAAAGAGGACGTACAAGCACCGGCTGAATAATACCATTCTCACGTATGCTGTCCACTAATTCGAGAAATTCAGCAGATTCTTTATCAATATGAAAAGGATGCTTCTTAAAATGTACCAGTAAATCAATATCTGTCTCATGCGGTTTATCGGTTTCTACCGTTACATTCTCTGCTTCAAGCTCCTCCTGCAATGACGGATCAAGCAAATATGAAGTGTCCATTTTTTTTAAATTCTCGAATATATTTTTCCCAGCCATTTATATCACTTCCCCTCTATTTTGATAAATTCTTCAATTAGATCTCCATAAACCATTGCTGCAGATGTTTTCGGTGCATATTTAAAAATACTTTCTCCCTCGCCATCTGATTCTGAAATGCGGACGGAATTAGGAATATATGTATCAAACATATTGATTTTCCCCTGGTAAGAATCTCTAAAATATGCCATAACATCCCTGTCATTATTAGTATTGATACGAACCATTGTAAACAAAATACCTAATACCTCTGGCTTTACTAATGTTCCATTCAGTTTCCTTACCTGGTTGATGTAAGAAAACAAATTTTGCATTGCTCCAACACCTAAAAACTGCGGTTGAACTGGTATAATAACTGAATCAGCACAGAACAGAGCATTGGTAACATAAATGCCTAAACCCGCTGGACAGTCAATAAAAATATAATCATAATCATCCTTAATACTGATTAAATATCTTCTTAAAACAATTTCACGCTGGATAGCACAGATCAATTCGCTTTCAAACGCATGTAATTCTTTAACGCTACAAATAACATCTATTCCTTCTTCATGCTGCATGATTGCATAGCCTTCCGGAACATCTTCACAATCTTTAGACAATTTAAAAATGTCGAGAATTGTCTTCTGCTCTTTAGTAACATGGATACCAAGCGCAGTAGTTAAATTTGCAGACGGATCCAAATCAATCGCAAGAACCTTTTTTCCTCTTGCTGCCAATCCAATAGCTAAATTTTTTATGGTGGTTGTTTTTGCTACACCACCTTTTTCGTTTACACATGCAATAATCTTACTCATATTCATTCTCCTAACTGTAATTTGATATTGATAATTTGCTTGTTTTATGTTATTATTTAGAAAATATGGGTGATTAAGAATTTAGTATCCCTGTTTCTAACAGGGCATTCCAGGGGTGGAATCCTAAACTTAATTCCCTTAGGATCCTGTTTGCCAGAACAGGATCTTTTTTTTACTGTGATATATAAGGAGGCTTGTATATGAAGAATACTAATTCCACATTAAATGGAGAGGATTTAAAGAACATCACATCTCGTGTTATATATCTAAGGAATCAGATACTTCATATGACGCAATCGGAGTTTGCTTCTGTTTTAAAAATGAGCCAAACATATTTATCGTTAATTGAATCAGGCAAAAAAACGATTACCAAACCGACCATTGATAATATTTTGAGTACCTTTAAAGTAAATATGGAATGGCTGTTATTCGGCATCGGCACCGATGATGATATCTTCCTTTCAACATCATATACAAAGGAATATTTTACAAAATCTACTCAGGAATCCGCATTGTCTGCTTTACAAAACGCTTATCAGCTTAAAAACGATGAAACAGATTTTGTAAAATGGTATTTATCTTTATCCTCTAAGGAACGTAGCCATTTTTTATCATGCATTGAAGGTCTCTCCGATCTTATGAGTTCTTATCCTCCCGGAACATCATAAGTATCCTTATGTGTTTTTTCCTTTTGCCACATTTCCTGTGCCACATGAGAAATAATTGCAAGATTTTCTTTCTCTTTAATATCATCTATACAATATTGAATTGTTTTTTTGCGTTCTTCGATGCCTATATTCTGCTTTTGTATGGGTACTCCTGACATTGCTCCACCTCCCTTGATCTATACTTTATGGTTTTACTTCTGGAGCACCATAAAGAATCGTATTTCTATCCCACTCTGTATGACCACTCAAAAATTCTTTATACTGGTCAAGCAATCCTCTATAGATATAATAAGAAAATCTTCTTTTTCCCTCTTTTTTTATAGCATGTCCGATTGGTAAACGATTTTCACGCATTAAAAATTGTAATGTGTCCAGATCCATTTCCAATTCAGACGCAGCTTGTTTAGTTGTTACTCGTTCCATCGCATTACCTCTCTCTTGAAATAAAGTGTCGCTACTGAGTCTCTCTTGCAAACTCTATTTCATCTACTGCTATTCCAAAGAATTGAGCAATCTGTTTAGCTCTTTTTAGTAAAGGAGTTCTTTTTCCTGTTTCGTACATCCCTATAGCTCCTTTAGACATTCCAATTTCACTTGCCAATTCTTCTTGAGTGATATTTCTCTCTTTTCTCAGCTCCACCATAGAATGTGTCATACTTTACACTCTCCTTTCTCACGTATTGTTGCCTATGTTTGCATTATACTCACTTATTGTTGCTTTGTCAATACTCTCGTCAACATTTTGTTGCTTTAGGCTATCAAGCACATTCTTAGCCTTTTTTTTATGCTATTTTTTAGTAAAGTCTGGAGGTGCAATGAAATGAAAATGGGACATATAATATCAAAATTACGCTATGAAAGCGGATATAGCCAAGTTGAATTAGCTGAAAAAATAGGTATTACAAAAGGTGCTGTTGGAATGTATGAAACAGATAAGCGAAAGCCAGATTACGACACTCTTATTAAACTGGCTGATTTATTCAATGTATCAACTGACTATTTACTCTCACATACCGTTGACTCTATTTCTAAAACATCAAATCATTCTGTCAACGTTTCGTTAGATAGTTCACGCTATTCAAAACAAGGATTATATATCTTAGAGTTATATGAATCTATGAACGAAGAAAGTCAAGCTATCTTATACGGAAAAGCCAGGGAACTTATAAGAGAACAACGATTAGAAGAAAAAAGTGGGAACAGAGACATACAAAAAGCAAATTAATTCAGTTTCCACAAAACTAGGAGGTGGTAATCGTGAAAATGCCGAATGGATATGGCAGCGTGGTAAAGTTGACTGGAAAACGCAGGAAAAATTGGGCTGTCAGAATATCTTATATAGAAAACATTCCCGGACAGAAGCCAAAACGCAAGCGAAAATACATAGCTTATTTTACTGATCAGAAAAGAGCCTTGGAATACCTTACTGAATATAACAGCGGTGCGATTGTAAAAGAACATGAAAAATATTCAGACATTCCCACATTCGCAGAATTATATGATAAATGGAAAAAGTACCGTAAGGGATTAAAAAATAATCCTTCTCAGAGTTGCTGGAAAAATTACGAAATTGCATTCAACCTTTTTTCTAACCTTCATGACAAGAAAATAATCTCTATTCGTGCAAATGATCTTCAGGAATGTATTTCTGTCAATAGTGCTAAATCCAAGACAACGATTGGAAATATGCGAGCAGTAATACGTGGTATGTGGAATTATGCCATTGTAAACGAATTAACTGAAAAGGATATCACACAGCACCTTGTATTTGACTCTACATACAACGGTGAGCCTATTCATACAAGATTTACAGACAAAGAAATTGCTGCCCTCTGGGACGCTCTAGGAACCATTAACAACGTGGATATTGTGTTGATCTATATCTATACTGGAACTCGTCCATCGGAGCTGCTGGATATAAAGTCTAAGGACGTACATTTAGAAGAAAAATACATGATAGGCGGAGAAAAGACCGAAGCCGGACGAAACAGAATCATTCCGCTGCATGATGCAATTCTTCCCCTAATAAAATATCGTTTGGACCAAAACAGAGAGTATCTGATTACAAATAAATATGGAAACCATTATACACGTGCTGTGTACCACAACTCTAACTGGAACACTGTAATGGGTAAAATGAAGATGAATCATGCCCCTCATGACGGAAGATACACTTTCGCTTCTCTTGCTGATCAAGTTTCCATGAACGAAACATGCCGGAAAATAATCATGGGACATGCGCTTTCAAACAAAAGTGGAACAGCTTTTAAGACCGGAGGAACCTCAGATGTTACTCAGGATGTATACACTGAGAAAACTTTAGAGCAGCTATTAGCGGAGGTAAATAAGCTCCCTGTTAAGTTTGATGAACCGAAAAAGTAG